GTTTGTACCATTGCCAAGATCTACTTCAGCTAGACCATCAACGTCTACATAAACTCCATCGGGAACCATACGAGACATTACTTGCTGCATCTTTAAATGTGTTAGCTGTATCATATCAGCAAACCCAGTAACTCTATTTACTAAAGAATCTATTCTTCCCTTGTACATTCTAGGTGCACAAATAGAATAATTCATTTTAACCTTAGTGGTGTCTGCAAATGGCCTAGTCATATTTTCAGCTAACTCCCATTTTAACATCTTGTTTTGACCAAGAATTTTAGCGCCACTAAATAAAACCTCTATAGTTCTACCTACTCTTTCAAAATTATCGTTTGGTGGCGGAGCAAAAGTATCTGGTTTTTCTAAAGCTTTTTCTAAGCCCGTGTCAGTTCTTTTTATTTTAAAAACTTGATCGTTGTAAGTTTTGTATTCAAAATATAATATATTAACTTGATCATCCGTGTTATCCCCTGCGTAATTTCTTAGATAGTTGCCGGGTGAATTACCAAACTTTTGTATTTCTTGTAAGTCTTGATCGCTTAAATAAGGGAATTGCTTTTTAACTTCTGACAATGACAAAGTTTTAACTTCGCCAACATAATACAAATCTTCAAAATTTGGATCCTCAGTATAAGAATATACCAAACTAGCGGGATCAACATAGTCAATTGTAATGCCTTCTGTTGGATTAAAATTTGTTTTTGTCGCGCCGATTCCTAATACAACCAAATCATATAAAACTCTTTTTCTAGATTGGTCGTATTTATTTTTATCTAATATAGTATCTATTGCTTGCTCTTCAGCTATTTCAACAGACTCTTTAAATTCTAATTGCATTTTAAGACCCAACTCTTTAACATCATTAGGTAAAGATTCAGGGTCGGTGGAATACATATTAACGCCTAGTGTGCTTTGTACGTTGTCCAAAAAATCCTTAGCCATCATATCACGCATTATTCTTTCAGCGTAATTTGTTCTTTTCTTTAAAGACTCAGGATCTTGCGCAAATGCTTTTATCTCGTAAGATCTTTGGGACATTCCATTAACAACAATATCTACAAATTTAGATATTACCGGAATTGGTTTCCAATCTAAGTTTAAATAAGACAAGTCTCCATTGATTGCTAGCTCATCTTTATACTTTTGTATAGACTGTTCACCTCTAGCGTAAAGCTTTAACCTATGAAAATTTTGGTAGTTAGCCATAAATCTATCTCCACCCGAACGTGTATTTCTAAACCATTCGTTTTCGATAGCTCTACCTACGGCTTCTCCATACTCTAAGCTTAGCTTTTCTGCAGCAGGTACCACCTGGTCAGGAAATGAACTATTGTAGTTAGTATATACCATTTATATTATTTTTGAACTATGTCCTTTATTATTGTACTTTTTAAAACTTAAAGTATGTGATGTTAATATTCTTTCAGCCCTTGGGCTATATTTGTTTTTGTTACAAGCCATTATAGCTAAGCCTGAGCTAATAGAAGCATCAAACTTAGTCCTATTGTTTATATTAAATTTACCCCAATCTTCCAGGGTTTTTTGAAAATACATTGTTCCGTAAGATCCATCTTTCATTAAACCAACGTAATCTTCTATATAGGATTCGATAGCAGCCGCGTGCGCTTGTTTAATATCTTCACTCGAGTTAGGCATACCACCTATTTCTCTTTCTGTAACTGAAAGTTTATTTAAAAGCTTATCAGGACGATTCATTGAAAAACCCCTGTATCCTCTTCTTTTAAAATAGTAAAGCAATCTAGGCTTATTGTTTTCTGCTAATATAGGCATGCCATAAAATATGCAAGCCATCAATACGTCCTCAAAAAATATATCCGCCGTCTGGGGTCTTGATATATATTCTAAGAAAAAAGAATTAGCCGGAGCATCTTCCATACTAAACTTTGTTAAACCGTGAAGCGCACCTTTCGATCCTTTACCGTCAGTTGTTCCCGATATATCATAGCTATCACAACCAAACGCCCCCATGTGCTCATTGCCTGGGTATTTAATACCGTTCTTTAATATTACACGGTTTTGTTGGTTTTTATTTGGTATCCAAGATATTAAAAACCTACCATCTTTATTTGGTGCAAACATTACTTTCGTATCTTTAACACCGTTTTCCCAATAAAAGCTTCCTTGTGTTACTATGCTTGTATTTCTTAAATCTTCGTTATAATCTACTTGTTGATATATTTTAGTTAAATTAAACAAAGACTCTTTGGCTTCATCTCGAAAAGCGTGTTGCTCCGTTCTAGGAAATTGCCTATAGTATTCATTTAAACCGTCTTGGTCGTCTTTTAAGCCATCAACTTCATTTTGCCAATGTTGTATTACTCCTTGATCTATTATATCCCCATGAGGTCCTTCAATCTCTTTTTCGGGCGTATCGAATACAGGTAGGCCATAAGAATCAATGAATCCTTCGTAGTTCCATTCCATAGGTATGAACAAACTATATAATCCCGAGCTAGTCTGTCCGTTGCGGTTTCTTTTTGTGACGTCTGAGGCATTGTATAATTTTTTAAAATTCGCACCACCTTTATCTAGTGAGTTGCTTGTTGACCCCATCATACACTTGCCTACTATTCTAGCTCCTAGCCTTAAACAGGTTTTAGTAACCCTCCAGTTGTTTAGTATATTATCTGGCCTTTCCCATTTACCTGATTCATCATGCACTAACAGTTTTAATTTTTCTCCATCATAACTGTTATCTCCTGTATTTTTCCAATCTATAGTAGTATCTAATCCTTCAAGCTCTTCGGGGTTTTCGCCACTATCAAGTTTACGTCTAGTAAGTTTTGATGCTGGTATTCTGTAGGCGAGCTCTGTTTTTGGTCTGTCCATCCCGTCCTGGATTGGTTTGAAAAAGAACGGGTAGTGGACTGATATTGGTACAACTTTGTCTGTGAACATTTTTTTAGCATCCGCACCAGACTTTGACAAGATACCGTACCGTGCATCCGATGTAATTGTTGCCAGGTTAACGGTTTCTGCTGAAGACATAAACGAGAATCCTGAACGACGGTTTTTAAGATAACACATTCCATAAGATCGTGGGTCGGCTTTGCAAGCTTCCCAGAATATAAAGAATAATCTGTTTGACTCCCTAAACTCTGCTGCCCCAACATCAATTTTGGAGTGCTGCAAGTACATATAGTGAGTACCAGTAACGTAAGTAGCCACACTCTTATTATAGAACCAAAACCCCTGCGATCTGCGATTAAATTCTTGATCGATGTAATCATAGTATTTGTCTTTAAAATACTCGGGCTTAGTGTTCCACTCGAATACGCTTTTTATTTTGCTGAGCTCTTTTGGGTACTCAAGCTTTTCCCATTTATCTTTTTTAGAAGCGTAAACGTTATCTTCTTTTGGTAAAGCAATCTTTAAATTTTGTATTTCGTATACTTCTCCTATTTGCCCAGTCTTACTTATAACTACAACATCATATTCCTTGTTATAGCCATACTGCCATTTTTTATAACGGTTATTTTTTTTAATTACGCTCGGCTTAATATAGTCCGGTAAAATTTTATATAAACTTTGCTCGTACATTACTTAGATCTACCTTCCGCAAAACCCTTAAAAGATTTTGCTCGCGTTTCTTTATTAGCGCCATCAAGCAATGCTTGTTCCTCTTCAATTCTATTAAGTATTTCAAAGGCATCAAATATAGCTAGCTTTTTTGTAGCAGCTGCGTTCTTAAGCCTGTCAGCTGATATATCATCGTCTGAATCAACAATAGCTTCTTTAGCTACTTTAATTAGTTCCTCAACTGCTTTTCGCCCAGCTTGGATTATATTCTTCTTCGTTTCCTTTACACTCATACTTAATTACAATGTCATTTGATTTCATACAATATAAACGCTTGTTTTCTATTATAAACTCAAACTCACTGTACGGCGTAAAGCCAACTAAGTCTCCTGGGTTTATTTTAAGCGCTTCTAACGCGTTGTTTCCATATTTTAATATACCAACTAGGGGCTTCTCAAAATTAATTGAAAACATAGCATCTTCTTTAATAGGGCTAACAAAACAATAATCTAAATGAGGTAGCCATTTATTATTTTGATTATACATGTAAATTTGATCTATATTAACAAAATATAAATCATCTTTAAAGTAGGTGCCACTATTTTTTTCTTTTCCTCTTATATCATAAAATCTTCTAAATATGTTATGATGAATTATAACTTTATCGCCGGGTTTTATATTTGTTTTAAAAGCTTTTGGTATCTCAACTACAATTGCTTCTTTGCTAACGTGACGAAAGCTTTCTATATTATTATTTAGTAAGAGGCTACTGTCGCCTATTTTCTTTTCATTATTATAGCGCTTATTAGCGGGTTTAACAATAAATTGGTGCAGGCTTTTCATTAATACTCTAAGTCATACTCAACAGATATTGCCATGTTTTTATTAAACTTTTTCCATGGCAACACCTCGTTGTTTTTTTTAATGAATATATTGTAAGAATGATCAGTTTCGTCAAATAATATATTTGATATTTCATGGCCCCCATAAACCTGTTGCCCTACGGAATAGTGCATCGCATCGTTTTTGTAGTCAGAGCCTATACTGATTTTTCTTACGTTATTATTCATTTTCTTTTAGCTCTGTATATTCTCCGGTTTCTACGTCAATATTTATTGCACCGTATTGCTCCTCTAGCACCGCTTTGAAGTCTTCTACTTCTTTGTTTACTTTTGCAAACTCGTGGAGCAGCCCGTGTTTTGTTGCTTCTGCGTAGCCTACTTTATTTAGT